TGAACAACTCCTTTTTGAGTTAATGAGGCATCCGGTAAGTTACTACCAGCATACGTCTTGATTGCCAATTCCAAATTAGCCAGCAGCACTGCCGCATTTCCATCATCAAGCACATCATTGCCTGACTGTTTAGCAATGAAGTCGGCCAAAACTGATGCCACGAACGATGATTGACGCCACACTTTATTGAGTTGCTCGGACTTCGCCACACCTGAAGAGAACCCGCCAGAACGCGCGGCTAGCGCCTCATATTCTGCCTGCGTCATTACATTAGACTCAGCACCCAGCCCGAACGGAAGAATTTCATTAGCCATTTGTTGCCCTTAATGGTGAACCCCAGGATGCACTATCGAATCCTCGGGAATATTCGTTATCTAAATCGAAGCCGAATAACGCACCGGCCTCAGTTGAAATGATGTAATTTGTAACGCCAACACCAGCCGGTTTAACGTCTAAATATCCCTGAGCAATGACCGCTCGCATCACTGATGAGATTTGCTCACCGGCAATGTAAATAGTCATGGTCATGTCAAAGTTATCGACGGCAAATATCTTGGTGCGCCCGTCAGGGAAAATTCCTTGGTAGATATCACTGAGTGTTTCGACGGTACCGTCCCAGTGGTTGGCCTGTATCTTTGCCCGAAGTATCGTGCGGTAAGTCTCATCGTCCAATCGAGTAAAGCCTGTTAACGAGTCATACGGTCCTTTCCAACTCCCCAGATCAAACCCAAGCCCATCAGTATCCAGAGAGAAATACACATCGGTGATTGGCGTTCTGATGTTTCGCCCAATACCTACCCATAGCCCGACCGCATCCTCTTGATTGCCTATTGAGCTATCGAGGTCAAAGTCGTTTGTGAGTTGATTTGTCGTCTGCTGTATACCGAGGAACGGTGCAGTGATCAGGGATATATGATCGTAAAACTTAGGCTTCTTTTTGTGATATGGAGTGATGAGACGTTGATATTTAGTCTCACTCATTAGGTCACCACTAAGGTTATATTCTCCGGCACACAAGCTGCTGCGTTGTTAAATGCTATCTCAATGTTGTTTTCAGATAACGCCACAGGAGAAATGCCGATTTCCAACAACGTAATATCGTAAGTCAGCCGTTCAATGCTGCCATTTAATTGCGCAGGTAGATCAAGCCGCTTAATACGTACCGGCTCGCCAATTTCTATTTCATTAATATATTCCGCTATTGAATTTTTAATAGCGATACCAATTGATGAGGTATAACCCTGTAGCGCCTTAATTTCTAATCTGACATAAATCTGTACGGTACCTTTGCGGAAGAAATTAATCGGGTGAACAATCCCATACTTATCCGTAATCGGGATGGTGGTGGTGCCATATGTCCCCGAGCCTGGCCCTTTTTTCAATGCAATGGATTGGGCAATTTCTGTCGCGTCACCACCATCAACTACGATAGAGATCGAATGGCTCGGTATTCCGTTTCCATCGGTAATGCTAGTGTCGTTCTCATAGCCGCGATACCGCTCAACGCCACTGATGCCCGCGATAGCCCCTAAGATACCATCAAGAACCGTACGCGACGGTAGCGCCACTGATACTGCCTGCCTGACACGCAACTCCGCATCTACTTCTACCGGTTTACCCAGAGTAGCGCCTGTTGGGTTATTGACGGTTAACCAGCCTCGCGTCGGTGTCGCTATCTCTTTTACGGTATTGGCCAGTGCGACAATGGCACCCGGTACCGAGCAAATCGCCGTAGCAGTTGCCGTGCCATCCAGACCAATAATCACGCTGGCTGGTAAATCCCAGCGAACACCATCAGTATCACGCGCGGCCCCATTGATAATTTCCAGCCCAACATTGCCCGTGATCAACAAATCAACAGTTGAATTGCTCTCTTTGCCCCGCTTAATGCCGTTGATTTTCACATTACTGGAAAGGCCATTCCCTACCGCAGTTGCCGGAGAAAATGAGTTATAGACAGCAATGGCGCTATTGTTCGCATCATGGATGGCCAGCGCATAGATACTGACCATTTGCCCGTCTTTACTATCCGCATCCAGATAACTGTCAGTACCATAAATCTCTTGGAAATAACTCACCAGAGTGCTACGGATAGTATCAAAATCGGGCGCAGTTATCCCCGTAGCGCTGACAATTGCATTCAGCCCTAGCGTATCAAGGTTTAACATTTATGCCTCGCTGGTAACGGTTGTAGTGCCGTAGATGGTGTCTATTGTTGCGGCAAAAATGACGCGACGATTCTCGCCGGTGTAGCTGGCTTCAAAATCCAGTATTGAGTTAACGCCCTGCGTATCAAGAATACGCTCACGGATAGCCAGGATATAAACATCAGACCGTTGCTTACCGAGAACCGACTGGATATAAGGCGTACCCTCGGTTAAATCTAAAAACCACTGGCCGCGCCATAATTCAAAGCGGGTTTTCACCGCCTGAGCGACCGCCTCCGGGGAGTCAATCAAGAATGTGTTATCACCCTGCCCGAATGTGTAGTCGCCGCTCTCGTCCTCTCTGCGATAGCGCATATCAATTTACCTCGCCTGAGTTGCCGGTACCTGGTTGCACTTCGTTGTGGGTGTGAGTATCGTCAATCGTCTTGCCGTTAGAGGTAAGAGTGCCGATAAACTCAATAGCACCGGTGATTTTCGCAGAAACACCCGCCGCCGCACTCCCCACCAGCCCGCCAAGGAATGTAAACAGTCCATTAACCAGAACCTCGGCTGAGAATTCCGCTTTGGGTGTCACCACATCGAGGCCACCAGGTGCCACGATTTTAATTTTCTTGGTCGTCGGATTTATTTCAAAGTAGGTTGAGCCATCGTCACTACGGAACTGCGCGGCGCTGGTACTGATGCCACTAATTTTCTTTGCCTGTGACTGGGGGCCAATAATGGCGAACGCATCCGATAAATCATGCTGACGGGAGTCTACTGGTTCCTGCACACCGCCATTCTGCCACCAGAAATCTATGCACCGATCACCAAAAACCAATAAGCACTCATCCCCTGTTTTAATGGGGAATGTCATGGTGACGCCACCGCCGCGCGGGAATATTACAGGGACGTCTACCAGGAGCGGCAAGTCTGCTGATTCCCTATCTCCAGATGTTCCAGAGTCATTACCTTTGATGGCAGGTAAAACGGTGCAGGTTACGGCGTCAGCATTGAATGATTGAATAATCCCCGGCATAGCAACTCTTAGCTGGGTAGCGATAGAATCAGCAATTGCCTGTGCAGCTTGTTGCTCTCCGCCGATTTGGGACTGAGTAGGAATTGGCATAAAAACTCCACAAAAAAACCCGCACACGGCGGGTTTATTCTTTAAATTTAGGTACTGTCTGTTTATGTTACTTTCATACAATCAAGAGTATCAAACTATTACAGTTCAGCGCCACTAAATAGCAAGCTAACCATTTGAAATTGAATACAAACAATTCGAAACAACGGGCGTATCTCTTTGCATTCCCTCTTTGTCTACTGTTTGCCTTGTTAAAGTAGCTGTATCTTTTTCACCAAGCACCAGCGTAAACAAGTAATGAATTGGAAGTAAGTTATTGCCTTGATCTTTTGACCATTGTTCAGCAGTTATTAACCCTGAATGAGCTTCATTTGCATATGACTTATTCGCAAATTTTGCTTTAGTTAACAGCTCATTGTTGAGCACAACGGCTACATCCGTACTGCCGTAAAAAAGGATGTAATTATCACTTCCACATTTTATATTTACTTTGGGATACCCTGAAGCTTGGGAAACCATTGGTAGCATAGAAAGAAAAAGAAATATTGCCCTTAACATACAAAATTCTCGCTGGTTTAAATAAGCATTTCTGTATTGGTGGATTATTTTACTTTCACACAATCGTAAGTTGCATACTGTCGCGGTGCGTCCATGTTCGCCTGAAGCCATTGAGCGTTAAGTATAGCTTTACCATTACGCTTGATATACTCAAGCCCCACCCAGCGACCGGGCTGGTCGGTAGCCATCCGCCAGTCGATTTTGATGTTGTCATAATCTTCTTTATTTTTAAGGAAGGTGATTTTTTGCGTCTCAGGCCTTACACCATTTATTCTTGCTAAGCCATCTTCAGCCCAGTGAATTTTAAAATCACCGCATTGCTGATCTGCAAATACTGGCGCGGATAACAATATACCCAACACGACAATAGCGCCTGCTAAATGTCCCACAGCCTCACCTCACTAGTTAGTAGTTCCTTGTATAGCTTTCGAGCTATAAAGATCACGATCGCCACGCGCAAAGCACATCAAATCCATGTACCATTCCTGCCCTCTTGTGTCGCCAGTATAAGCGATGCCTTTGACGATATAAACGCCATCCGTCGCAATGCTCGCAGCTTGTGAAGTAGTACCATCTAACACACGATTGCCGTTTTCATCAATCTCCGAAATTCGGTCTGGTGACTGAGCAACCTCGTTGTTGCCAATAGCCGTACGGTACACGGACGCCTGATCCAACTGAATAAGCCCGTTAATGCGGATATTAGGGTTAATCAAGCAACGCACATTCACCCCCGCACCCATAGTTTGCTGTGGCATACCGACAAGTCCGGTATCGGCGCTCAATACGATAGCTTCGTGAATATACTTATCTTCAGGAACCATCTGCACCTGCCCGTCTACCAACTGCCATGTTGCGTTACACTGCGCGGCAATATTATCCATGACGTTACGCGATGCGTTATAAAGTACACGACCGCGTGGAAAAACAGTTGTTGGCATACTACCAGTAATGCCCTTAGTCACGCCGAACGCGTTGAAACCCTGCATCGTTACATTATGCAGGTCAGCCACTGTATACCCAGCCGCTATGGTAGTTTTAGTGCGTGCAAAAAGGAATGCCTCATGATCGCCAATAGCCTGAATGAGCACCCATGAATCAGTGATGTTATCTTTTCCTGTCACTGTAAAGCGAATATCACCGTCAAAAATAAGACCATAGTTCTGGTCATCAGTTTGTCCCTCTTGCCCTTCAGGAATATTCCGCACCACCCCCACTTGACTAGCATCCACATTTGGCGCGATTCCATCATAACCAGCGATAATGCGTATTTTGGAGAACTCTTGACCGAGTATTTTATTAGTGGTGTCAGTCGATAGATTGTAAATCTTCACATTCGCCACGCGCGGCCACTTCGTGTCTGCCCATTCGATCTGGAATGTAACCTTGAAATCAGAAAGCGAAATACCCTTTCCATTCAGATCTAAAATCTGCAATTCGAAATGGCGCATCCAGTTAGTTGACATTTTTACTCCTGTACGAAAATAAGGTGGCTACGTCCGCCAAGATTGGTTTTGGTGGGGTGTTCAGGAGAACCATTGTCGCAGCCAACAACCATCGCACCGCTGATACCTAGATCTGGGTATTGTCCTAGCAAATCAACGCCCGGAACAAGAGGTACCCCGGACAGGAGTACCTCGCCGCCGCTGTCCATCAGGTCCATTATCCAGCCAGCGGCATCCCGCCAAACAATCTTGATGGTGTAAGTCACTCCTGCCAGTTGAATGCGGAACTGCTGATTATTCGGAGTAAGTGGGATCTCGGTTATGTTCATTTGACACCTATGGCGTTTCCAAGTGACGTTCCTTTGAGTCCATCAAACCAACCGGTTGATTTAATGATTGAATCATTGACCGGTGTAGTGGATTTCGTTCCTGAGTTCTGGATGCCTGACGTACTGACGCCATCTTTCATATCCGATTTATCAGCTACCTGTACCGATTCGGTTTGAGACATAATGACTTGACGCAGGGTAAGAACGCACATCAACACGTTTTCACTGGTTTTTTCGGTTGTAACCTCAATGCCACGGATCAGCATGTTGCTGTACTTTCGCTTACCGGTAATAACGTCGAATGGCTTCCTGCTAGACTGTAAATCGAGGATGTCCTGATAGATCTCTCTCGGGCTTTTACCCAGGCTCAATCCGATGGTTGATGTATCCACGAAATCCAGTAACGAACCTCCCCCCGCAAAGCCCAGTTCCATTGTGACTTCACTAGGACGCTTATACGCATGATCGGCAATAAAACCAGACGCGCTATTAGTCGTTGGACGTTCGACAGGATGCTCCGTAATTTCCAGAGCATCAGAGTGTTTCTCCGACACAACCACTGACGGGATAATAATTCCTATCCGTCGAGACTGCTGCCGGAAAATAGCAGAAAGAATATCCATTATCCTGGTACCCTCGGGAGTTGTTGGGTTAACTGTGAGTTCACACCTTTCTGACGTTCTACGGTGAGCCTTGCCGCTTCGCGAGGGTCGGATACGCCGTGAATATGAATATTCGTCTCCTGCTGTAATCCACCAGATGGCATATTGCTACGCACCTTCGGAATGTAATTGCGGGTTTCTCGGGGCATCAGGTCTAAACCGTGCTTCTGAACATTGCCAATCCCCCAGTTATAGGACGCCAGTGCCTTATCCAAATCCCCCCCATTCATCTTAAGAAGCATGCTGAGATATTTCGCGGCGGCGGCGGCTGACTTTTCAGGGTCGAAAACGTCATTGCCGTTTAACCCTAAATCTCGGGCGGTGCCATCGACGAACTGGAACATGCCCTTAGCTTGTCCGTATTTGGTTTTTGGCCCTAATGCAAACTGATTACCGCCAGACTCCGTTATCGCCACACTCCGCAATAAACCCGCTGGTAGGTTATTTAATGCTTCTAACTTAGTGAGGGTGGGTTGCAGCCAACCTAAAAGAGCTGCGCCTGACGCTGACGCTGTTGGCCTTTTTACTGACTGTGCATACTGGTCCGGCTCCGTCCCATTACTTTCACCACGCAACCACCGCCCAACGCTTCTCGGATCAAAGCCGGTTTTATCCTTAACCCAATCGGCGGACCTATTCCCGAGGTCGGTTACCGCTGGCATGGCGTCCGGCTGATCGCTGCCCTGACTAAGTAGCGCTTTCCCTATTCTGGCCACCTCAACCCAATTGCC